TCTATTCTAGTAGTTGCATCTCCACCTCTTACAGGAATATAAAAATCCTCTAAGATATTTTGCATATTAAACTTTAAATTGTATTCACCAGAATTAGGATCAATATAAGGTGTTTTTTTCATTTTATTGATCATTCTTTGCATATAAGTTTCTACCTCATTTGGTGGTATATTACCTACATTTACAAAGAAAGTACGTTTTTCTGGAGCTCTTACTATTCTGTGAATTAACATTGCATCCTCCATTAATGTAGTTTGTTTCCAAACTTTTCTACCTGGTTCAAGATATGATCTACCATAAGGAAGATAATTAAAATCTGATAGTAATCTAAAATGGGCCATTTCATAATTATCAAAAATTACTTCATCACCAGTATTAACACCCATTCCAGGAGAAACTTGTTGAAAACCTAATGGGTTTTCAGATACTGAATAACTAGGATCATATTTAAATTTTACATCAGATGGATTTTTAGGATCACCTCCTTCTACTCTTAATATAGTGTAAGAAGAAAAAGGTACTACATTATATATACCAAATTTTTCGGATATTTCTAATTTTAAATAAAAATCACCATATTTTAGCATATTACGAGTCCAAGACCATAAATTAAATTCTATATTTAATACATCATAGAATAAATTATATAATATTTTTTGTACAGTTTCATCAGCAGATCTAATTTGTAATACTTCACCCATATCATTTCTTAGAGTAGATTCATCTGATACTATATCTAATGCGGAAGCAACAATAGAATCTGTATCCATTGCTTCGTAATCCGTGTATAGTTGAATTCTAGTGGATGGGAAATTGGTTTGCTGCATTGTATTATAATTCAGCCCACCTGTGGTACTATACAATTTATTAAATCTATCGTATAGTGAATTTGTTTGTAATTGTCCTAAAGATTGTATTTGGTTGGAATCAATTACTTTTAATTGGTTCCCCCCTACGTTTCTAATGACTACATCTGTAGAAAATAATCTTCTTAATCTACCAAATAATGAAGTATCTGCCATTTTTTAATTTATGTATATAAATATTAATTAATCCAGTAACCAGGATATATCTTCCTTGCCACCATATGGATTTTCCATTTCATATGGATTTTTAACTTGTCCACCTCCACTATATATAGTTGGAGCTTGATGATTAGTGGAGTGTATACCACCTAATGCAGCACGAGCCATATCTAGACCTTGTTGTCTAAAATGTAATGCTGTATCTCTTAAAAACATAGATATACCAAATGCCATAGTTAAATCATCGTTATATCCTGATAGTGCTTGTGCTTTACCATTTTTCCAAATAAATGTTCTTAATTCCTCTAACAATCGTTTAGAACGAATAGTTACAGATTTTTCGTGAAGATACGAAACTAATTTTGAGACTACAAGTGGTCTCGTCTTTAAGGATGTAGTAAATCCAGGAATCATACCTTGTCCATTTTCGTATCTATTAAGATATTGGTCTGCATTAGTCATGGAAACATCCATTTTAGGAGAATAATATAAATTACGATATCCTCTATCTATTAATTGTTGTATTACAGCCCACCCTATATTGGCATTTTCTACTACTAATAATGCATCATTATATTCAGTTGCTACTGCAAATAATAAATTTCCATAATCTTTTGTTTGTACTTGTGCTTTAAATTCCGCCACTTGTGTAGCTTCTTCTATATCAAATATATGAAAAGCAGAAAAATCATTTCCGTCACCTCTAGCTACATCTGCTACCACCATATAATCTCTTGAATAATCGGGTATTTGCCATACCCAAAAATTACCATCTACCCCTCTACGTTCTACTGGATCCTGTACATATGTTTTTTCATAAAAATTTAATATATCTGGTTCTACTACAGTGTCACCTGAGGTGCTAAAATCACAATCACATTCTTGTGCTGCCATTCTAGGACCTAGTATTATGTCTTGTTCCTCTCTCCAATCCTGGTTTCTTTCAGGGTGTACTGTCCAGGGTAATCTAATTGGCAAAAATGTATTTTCCCTAGCTTCAGCTCTAGTCCATGTTGAATGAAACCAATTACCTGTGCCATAAGGTGTAGACAGTGCTATACATCCACCTCCAGTAGCTAAGGTTTGTTGTGCTGAGGAGAATATTTCTTCAATGCCATCAATAAAAGCCGCCTCATCTATTAATAATAAAGAAACTGCTTCTGATCTACCTGCGTCTGAACTAGCTGCTACTGCCTTAATTTGAGATCCATTTGCTAATCGTAGTGATAATTTATTATGTTCTACTGTTTTTATTTGTAACCATTGTGGTAATTGATCATAAGCAAATCTTACTTTAGTAACCATATTTTTAGCAGTTTCCTGTTTTGTAGCTATACAAAGTACATTTTTATCCTTATAAAATAACATCATCCATAAAGAATAAGCTGAACATAAAGTAGAAAGTCCTAATTGACGGGATTTATTGATTATAAGATAATCTTCCCTATGCATATGATTTAAAACTTTTTCTTGGAAAGGATATAAATTAAATTTTATTCTACCCCTTTTAGGATGCTGAATAGTATAGTACTTTTTCATAAAATACACTGGATCCTTAGCGCATTTTATAAATTCACTTTTAATTATATCTTTTAGATTCTCAGCCACTTTAATTTATCAGGACGGCTGCTCCTACTGCAACAAGAAGACCAGCTCCACCCATTAATTTAGTTCTTAATTTAGATTTTTTAAGTTCAGATTGTAATTTTTTACTTAACTGTTCTTGGGTATTAAATTGTTGGTCTTTTTTGTCTATTATAGACTGATAGTTTTCTACTTGAGTTTTTAAATTAGCAACTAATTCACCTTGTGTTAAAAGTTTATTATTAGTTTCAGTTAAAATGGTTTGCATAACCTGCATTTCATTAGAAAGACCATCAAATTGTATTAGGTCCTTAATTACTAAACGAGCTATAGGTTTAGTTAATTGAATCTGAGTGCTGTCCGTAACGTTTTGCGAAAAACTGTTCCAACTCATCATCACCGAAAAGATCAACAGCATCAAGTTGTTGCCTAGTTTCTTTTTTAATAACATAAATTCTAGTATTTAGTTGTTTAATTTTTTTATCTGATTGTTCAATAGCAAATTCCAAAGAATCAGCTTCCTTTTCAAGAAAAGTATTTTTCTGATGTAGTGAATCTACTTTTTTTTCTAAAGCATCTATTTTAGCATCATATTCTGATGTATCTACCTCATCTCCTCTGAAAATAAAAAATAGTAATCCGAAAATTACTAGTATAGCAATTATATTAAATATATTAGATTTTGACACCTTTTAATTTCTCATATTTTTTCTTAGCCGCCTGGAATTCAGGAGTAAGATTTTTTAGCATTTGTAATGCTAGTTTTTTAGCTTCATCCCCTTCTGCATCTTTATACATTTCAAGGTGGGTTTGCATTTGTTTTTGGATTCGTTGAAAATCCTTAATTATTTTATCTTGTCTAGTAGCTTTTGCTTGTACTTTTTTATCGACAGTGGCACTGCTTTCATCTCCCGGAATTTCTAATTCAATTTCATCTAAACTTTCAGATCTTGCCATTTTTTGAATTTGACTATCAAGATCATAAACTTTATCACTGAACATTTCTCCAGCATCCGAATGCTTTTTTATTAAAGCATCTCTTTGTTTTATTAAAGCAGCCATCTTTTCTGCTTTGTTTTCTTGTTCTGGGAGAACAATTGCCATTTCATTTACTTTATCTTTAATAATATCTACATGGTTTTGTACATAGCCATGTTCATCTACTAAATCTAAGCTTTGAGACATATCCATTATTTTATCAGCTATACCTTGAGCTTTATTAGCAAATTCCTTATCTACTCCATCTTTAGATGATAGAGCAATTTTTTCCATACCAAATAATGCATCATGAAGTTTGGCTAATGTAATTATAGTCTCTTGTTCCTTAGCGGAGGGCACACCATCAGTAAAATCACCAGCTAATATCCTTTTATATAAATTTTGAGCACCAGGGCATAAATCGAAATGTTTAGTTTGATCTCCTTT